AAAGCAGTTGCTGCCAGTTATGTCGGTGAACTGGTTTGCTGCAGGCGAACCAGGAGGGCAGCGCAGTTTATTTTTATCATCAATCCACAAGCCACGAGATTTAGCAACTCGCCCCAAGATGGAGGTGAGACTCGAGCTTAGTTTTGGCCCAAGATTTTTAAATTCAATCAGTTGTTCTTCAGGGGAAGACTTTTTATATGGTTTTTTTGTTAGTTCCGGTATGTCGTGATATCCGGCTTCTTTTTCAGACCTTGTATCGTCAAGGTTTACTCTGCAAAGAATAAATTCTTTTCCAGGCGGAACAATAGGTATTCGGTCGCCCTGTTTCCAGTTCTCCAAATAGTCTTCATATGCAGACTCGGCTTTGGATTCTTTTTCTGTCTCTGTTTTTTTATTGCCGGATTCTTCTTTTGCTTTAGAATCGTCTGCTTTTATAGAAGATAAAGAAACAGACAGCGAGGCATCTTTGTTAAATAAAAACTTATTTATTGCCTTGTCGGCAAAGCCATTATCGCTACTCACTGGATTCTCCCAGTGATTTCTTACTCAGCTGCTGATTCGTGCTCTGCAACATCAACGAGAACGACGTCAGAAGATTCAATAGCGTTTGACTCTTCGACAGGTTTAACATCATCGTTCTTATCTTCCGTTTTTGCTTCATCGACAGGTGTCGACTTTTTGCTTTTTGGCTTATCTTTGCTAGCTTTAATAATAGCTTCAGTTTCCTGCTGCAAGATTGCTCTTTTAGCTGCTCTTTCTTCTGCTGTAAGTTTTTTCATGTTAATTACCGCTTTCTTCAGTGCTGTCTTCTGCTGCAAGCATTTCAAATTCCAACAGCGTTGACAAGAAGTTGCCCTCTGCTGACTTTTCTCCAGCCTTTGCTTTGTCGATGTCTGCCTTGGAAACCCAGCTGACTGGAATCAAGTCTTCCTTGCCAAGAGCAATTGCGCGCTTCATGATATGTGCTTTTGCTGCTGGTTTGTCTTTTGCTCTGCCGTATGCTTGAATTGCATTGCGAAGGTCCGAATCATCAGCAATTGGGAAAGAGCCATCTGAAAGGGCTGTTCCTTTCTTTGCCATGTTGTCGCGAGTGTCTCCGTTATAAGCACGCTTAAGTGCAATTTCAGCAGCTTCGGATTCAATTTCAGAAGCCTCTTCCTGCGTGTACTCGTCATATCCGAGAACCTCGCCATCAAGGGCAACGAAAACGTCATAAGACTTTCCGTTCATGCCTTCGATTTCTACTGCGTAAACATCAAAGCCTTCAAAAACGTCTGGCTCGACAGCAACAATGTCGCCCTCTACGGTCTTTACAGCAATATCTGCTGCTTCGCCAAAGCTAATCATTACCTTGTTTTCAAGTGCCGACTTGACTTGCATCACTTCATTGTTAAGAAGGTGCCAGCCCATGACTTCACCGCTTGAACCATCAAAGAAGATTTCAACAGGCTTTCCGTCTTTACGCTCAACGTCAACAACAAAAAGGTCTGCTTCGTCGCTGTAGCCAGAGTCAAGAACTTTTCCTCTAAACATGTCTTCTGCGATTCCCTCAACTTCAATCAGTGAAGGCATTCCCTTTTCGGAAACGCAACCACCTGGGCAGCTATCGCAAACAGACGTAGCGCCTGGATATACTTTTCTGTCAAAAGAGCAGATGTATGCATCTTTGTCAAATTCAGAAGACTTAAAGCCGAGAGTAGCCATGCGCTTGCGCTTCATTTTTGCGCGAACCATTCCAGCGGTTGCATAATCTTCGTCTTCTTCGTCCTCCATTTCCATTTCTGCATCTTCCATGGCAATAACGCCACGCTTCCTTTTTGGTGCAGCGCGACGAACAAACATGTCGTCATCTTCACCGTACATTTTTTCGTCCTCGGAATCCATCATGTCGTCTTCTTCTTCTATGTCGTCTTCTTCGTCCATGTCGTCTTCCATCATGTCGTCTTCTTCTTCTATGTCGTCTTCTTCGTCCAACATAGAAGGACGGCCAGCACTGAGTGGCATCCCTGGCTTACGCGTCATCATGCGCTGTGGCATCTGTGTTCCAGCACCCATTCCCATGCTTCCAGCAACACCAGGCATAGCGCCCTTCATTTGCTGTGCAACAGCACCGCATTTACCGCAAACTTTTGCGCCTGGTGTGTAGCCACACTCGCCGCCGTCAAGGTCTTTGGCACACGCAACGACCTCGCCGTTTGCGTTTAATTTCACAACTGGTGATTCAGCCATTATTCTGTCTCCTTGTATTGCATAGAGTTGGATAAACAACCCTTAGGGTAAGAGCATCCGCCGCATGGAGAAATTCGTTTTTCTCCAGTCACCATGCAGTGATACTTATATGATTTTTGGGGTTGTTCTGTAGGTTTAGCATAACCCATAACAGGCTTGCTCTGGCTGACGTTACTGGGTCGTTTTGGTCTTGAAAATCTTGATGAACTCATTTGATTCCTAGAAATTTTTAATTACACTTGACAGTGCCGAAATTGCCTCATCTGTTAATTGCGAATACCTGAATATTTGAACTCCATCATTTACTGCAAGAGCGGTGATGTGGTGATATTCAAGAACTGGGTCAATGAGCGATTTGAACTCAAATATGTCTGCCACGGGAACATTTATGACCACGGAGTCTATTTCTGAAGTATTAAAATGAAGACCCGATTTTATTTGCATGTCCTTATATTCTGAAACGGAAATAAACGCATCAAAATTGGCAGATTTTCTCTTGCTTCCAGTGCGTGCAGGTTGTCTTTGTGGAACCGGACGAGCAGGAATACGTGGTCTTTCCGGGATTCCGGGTCTTTGCGGCTCTTTTTCGGGCTCTTTTTCTGGAGTAGGAGTCGGAGATGGAGCCGGTGCTGGGGCAGGGGCTGGGGTTGGAACACGCTGCGGCTTCGGCTTTCTTATCGGTTCGCTTTCAGGTATCTCTTCAGGGACTTCTTTCGGCTCTTCGCGCTCTGGATTCATTGGCTTAAATGGAGTTGGCTTTTGAACATTGGGAGGCCGAACATACGGAATGTTGTCCAAACCGGTTGGACCCGTCTTGAATCCGTCATTGTCGCCGTCGTACTTTGCTGGCGCAAGGCGCACCCCACGAGCAGAAGAAGCCATTCCCCTGCCTACTCTTGATGGTCTAGGGGCGGCTTTTTTATCTATGGCCTCACAAACACTCACTAGCGCATTGGGTGCTTCGGTGCCGTACCAGTCAATATTGGGAACAGCAAATCCGTCACTCAACAATTCAAGTGTGAATCCATGATAGTTGGCAACCTCTTGAGCAGCATCATAAATATCGCCATTCGCTGTCTTTATGAATAGATGGATACCTGGGTTGTTTTGTTTAAAATCTTCCCATGAAGGGAATGCGTCTTTGACGCCACAGCCACCGCATTCTCCACCACAGCCGCAGTCAGATTTAGTTCCACCGCAAGCCCCACCACAGCCACATCCGCCATGTCCATCGTCGTCGCCGGCAACTCGACTTCCGGTAGAGCCGTTAACTGGCATGTACACGACTTCTGCGCGAACAGCCTGAGCAGCGCCAAACATAAAATCAACACCGTTGGGGGAGTGGTAGCTGGAGCGGAGCGTTTCTGTCGTGCCATCTCTTGTTAAGTCAAAGATGACTATGTTTTCTTCGGCGCTTCTGATTACCACTTCTCCGCCGAAGTGCATATTTATATGACGAGCCAAAGCTCCCATTCTTCCAGTGACAGGGTTTTGTGCTGTTTCCGTTGGCGCATACAGGACGCCTCCGTGAAACTTTTGGTGCATTCCTCCGTCAGACTCCGCATCATCGGCTTTAATCGAGAGAGTTGCAGTTAGTTGATTTGCTCCATGCAGAACTGGGGACACTTCGTAAAGTTCAACCTCTTTAAGGAGGTTGGCCTGTTGTGTTGTGTCAAAAACTGCGTCGAGGGTCTTGTAGCCGATTGACCATTCTTGTTCTTCCCCAAAGAAAGCGACATTACTAAAAGCTTCTCTTCCTTTTTCCGACATAAGGTTAAACTGTACTTTTGCAAATAGACCGCCAACATTTTTGGCCCTCATTTTTGATGGGAGCCTTGGGTCGTTTGGTCCAACCTCGTAAATTTCCAAAACCTTGCCGATTGGCTCGTTCCAGTTGTGCCCCCATACAACACGGGGTTTTCTTCTTTTTAGAGAAGAACTAAAGCAACCTGGCAAACAAATGTCGCCAACGCTGTCTTTATTGCCTAATGCAGCAACAAAACACTCGACAATACCCTGTGCTTCGTTAACGTTTACCTGGCCTGGGTTTGCTTTATATTGAGTTACAGTAAAGTCGGAGACATTGCTAGACACGTGTTCGCCTTTCGGGGAGAGCTATTCTAATGATAATACGCAATGCGCTAATTCTGGCGCAGGTACTTTCATTAAACGTTTAATAAAAGTAGCTTTATTCAATCCTGAAACGAAGCTTGCATCTGCAGTTCATGGTGAGGTGTGGTGGTGCTTCTGGGTCTCCTGGGAAACGTAAGAAATTTTCACCAACAGAAAAACCATCTGTCAAGTTGACGGTCTTGCTCTCTAGGAGCTTATGTTCACCGCGTACGTTTGAATCTTTTCTCGTAACCCACGTCTTGCTGGCAGCCCCAGCTTGCTTTGCTCCAAAGTACAAACCTGCATTATATGCAGTCTGACCTTCGTGCTCAGCAATTGAGCGTTTACGCTTAGAAAGAAGATTAATAAAAATAGCCGCCAATGCCGCCTTCAGCATGCCGACCCTGTCCTCGTCGTTTGACAAAGCTGTAGCAATCAATATTGCAGATGCAATTTCCTCTTTTGTTGTTGAGTTTGTTTTTTTGGCTCTTTCAACCTGGGCGTCAAGGTATTGCTTTACTTCCTCTTCGTCCATTTCTATTGGCATAGAAGTCTGCTCGTTAACCAACTGTGATGCATCTTTTAATATTCCAGAAAAAACAGGGCGTAAATCTTCTTCAATTTGCTTGTTCCAAACAGATATGTCAAAAATACTCTCTACGTCAAGAGAGCCGGCCTCTATCGATTTTCTAGCTTTGGCACCGCCGGACTTTTCTATGACTACACGTTGCTGGCGCTCTATGAATCTTTCTAGGTTTCTATCTAGAATTTCCGTCCATCTATCAGTGCTTTCGTCAGCCTTTGCGTCCCATTCATAGCCTTCGTTATCCTGAGACAAGGACTTGGACATCATTTCGTTAGGATTGAAGGCCGAGAGCGCGCTTGGAGACGGCTGCATTGCCATATTGGCCGATGCTGACTGTTCTGCTGCTAGAGCCTCTGTCATGCCTCCTGGAGGGGCACCAGCGGCACCTGGTGCCTGTAGGTCAAGCATTTGGTTAGGCATTTCGGCTTGTTCTGGTCCTGGGGCTGGCATCATGCCTGCTGCAGCAACGCCAGGCATTCCTCCAGGCGCTCCACCCTGTTGCGCCGCCATCTGAGCTGCTTGCTCTTGAGAGTCAAATTTCTTATCCGTATATCCAATCGGGGTCAAGTTCGGGTTAGCGAGCATTGCCTGCATTAAGTCGGAATCAATTTTATTTCTTCCTGTTTGGATGCGGTATTCGTTGCCGCTTATGAGCCCATTCTGGAACTCGTCAAGAAGGTACCTTTCCCGCTCCTGCTTGTAAAGAATCAGGATTGGGACGTCAGAGGTATCAAAGTCTATGTAGTGCTCATCGTCAAGTTCGTCAAGTCCTCTGGCAATTAACTCTAAGTGTGGAAGCAAGGTTTCATTCCAGAAAACTCTATGTTCTTCGCCAGCATTGGAAAAAGTACGGCCGGAAGCGTTTCCTATAACTGATTCTGGAACACCAAAAGAAGCAAGTATTTCTTCCTTGGTTATTTGACGCATCTGGATGTAGTTTGCATCTCTTGGGCTTGCGCCGGTATCAACGTAGTCAACGCCCTCATCTGAAGAAACAACAGTTATAGAGCCGGCTCTGTTTATGTTTCCCCTGAACCTGGACCTGAGTTCCTCTTTGTCGTCGTCGTCAATTTCCCCGCGCACAACAATTAGTCCACCCGGACGACCGTCATTTAAGAGAAAGTTTCGGTTGTAGATTTTTGAAAGATTTTCAATTTCAACAGCTATTCCAGCCGACTCTAGGGGCGTAAGGGACAGGTAGGGGTCTAACGGGTGTGGCTTTCTAATCCAGATGACATCTTCCGGCTTTAGATAAACTTTAGTTCCGTTGCGCATGTCGACCTCAAACCCAGCCACAAACTTTTTGGGGTCAGGTATTGGGGACGTGTGCTGGGGTGGCAGAAGCTGTAGGGCCACTATCGACCCATCGCGACCTCTGATTTTTTCTATAAAAGCCCCTCTGGACGACAAAAGAAGTTGGGAAGAAAGCCTGTACCTGAATACAAATGAGTTTTCTCCCATATTTGACTTTGTATTTAAAATGTCAAGTATTTTGTTTTCTTTATTGTCTGTAACAATTCTGCCGTCTGGTGAATTGTCTTTTCTAAGCATGACCGGAAGTCTTGCTTGGTTTCCAGCAATAGCATCGATGCAACGGTTAACCCAGGTGACCTTGGCCATGCCTTCTCTATAGGCGCGCTCGATATCCCATGAGTCCTTGTATGGCTTTCCAGCCATACCAGACTGGAACGCAATAGGCGCGCCTGGCGTCAGTATCGACTTCTGCTGTCCAGCGTTCTCTGATTTATTGCTACCTGAATTCCAAGCCATATAATTAGACTATTCCATTCCTAGGATAAAACCTATTAACCCAGATGCCACGCCGAGCGTAATGAAACCCGCGGAAACATCAATACAAAACGCACCAACTGAGGTCATAATTATAAACGAACCCATCAGTATATTGGCAGTTACTGCTCTACCAATCCTAGGCAGCTTAAATTTCATTTATACTCCATCTGAACCTGATGGTTCAATACTAGTAGGAAATTACTCTCGAACAGGACAATGATGACTAATTGGAATGAAGTATTACAGTATCTTGAGCCAAAGATGACGGACTACTGCCCAGAAACGCCATCATTCACACAAAAAGTTTTTTTGCGCTCGTATGCCATGGAAGGTCTGTTTGGTGGTGCTGCGGGTGGTGGCAAGAGCTCTGCTCTACTTATGGCTGCACTGCAATACGTTGACGTTCCTGGGTATTCCGCAATATTGTTTAGACGCACATATTCCGACTTGTCCCTCCCCGGAGCCCTCATGGACAGATTTAAGAGCTGGATAGCTAATTATGACGATATTCACTGGAACGCTAATAGCTATGTAG